TGAAGGGTCAGTGATGTAAGTTAAAGCAGTTGTGTTACCGATCATTTTGAAGTATCCACGTTGTTGTTCAGCAGAAAGGGTAAGTTGAGTCCAGATGTGCATCCAGTCACCATATTGACGATCAATGCGTTGACCACCAATTTCTACTTCAACTTGGGAGATAAGTTGATGTCCAGGGAAATCTAACCAGCGAGCGTATACATCGGTATCTTCGCTGTTGCGCATGGATTGGTTGATTTCAGGAAGAGTGACTTGGAGATAAGTGCGGTATGCAAGATCACCATTACGGCTGATTGTGCAAGTTACACGACGTCCGAAATCGGCTTGTCCGTTGAATGTTTGTTCGATTGATTCCATGGCAAAGTTAGTGTATCTGCGATAAGTTACTTTCCAGAAAGTGATTTGAGGATTACCAGTGAGGTACACATCTTGTGCACCATAAGCTACGAGTTGCATGAGTCCACCGCCCATTGTTATAATATTGCTAAAGATAAAAAAATAATACATTTTAATTTAATTAATTAATTAATTTAATTAATTTAATTAATTATGTAACATTTTTTAACTAAATTAAGGTGTAGTAATATTTTCTTTAATAAATTTTTTTAAATATGAGTCAGAGAAATATTCCCTTTTATTTTCATGCTTTTTATTGAAAATATAACACCCATTTACCTTTTTAACTGACCACCCACAATCTAAGGCATTATGAATAAATAACATTATTTGCAACTGAACATCATTAATGTTTGAAACATCGTTCATTTTCATAAATTCGACCATTTTTATTTCAACATATATTTGTTTTTTGTCTCTTTATCGAATATTACTAAAATAACATATAAAAATAACCCATATTTTTTATTAAGAGATGCCTTTATTTAGACCGAAAACAAATAAAGCATTAATTGTTGATAGCCAAAAATCAGTAACTTTAGACAACAAACATAATGAAATTATTGAAACATTTCAACATCAAGAAGAAAACGATATACCTAAAATAAAGGAAAAAATTAAAACTCTTAAAAAGATTTTGAAACAAAAAAAGGTTTCACTGACAACTAAACTTGAAATCGAAGATAAAATCAAGGACCTAAAAAAAGAAAAGGAAGAACTGAAAGAAAACAAAAGGGAGTATTTCTTAGAAAATTCGTCCTTAATATTTGATTATTTCGAAACAAAAAAGAATATCGCTAATGAACCAACACAAACAAAGGTTTTGGATAGCTTCTTTAAAATTAAAAATGAAAATAATAACGATGAAGGTAACAATAATCAAAAAACCCAAACATTAGTCAATAATTATTTATCGAATCTGGATGAAAGCTTTATAAATATGGAACATTACACTTATAAAGAAAATATTTGCCATTATTGCTACAAAGGTGAGCTTATACCGATTGACGACGAAGGCATTTTAGTTTGCAACCAATGTTCCAAACATATTTCACATTTAATTGAAAATGAAAGACCATCATATAAAGAACCTCCTAAGGAAGTTTGTTTTTATGCATATAAACGCATTAATCATTTTCGTGAAATATTAGCTCAATTTCAAGCAAAAGAAAGTACACAAATACCTGATAAGGTTATTCATGATATTAAAAATCAAATAAAAAAAGAGAGAATCGACTTAAAACACATAACAAATGGCAAAGCAAAAGAAATACTAAAAAAGTTGGGTTACAATAAATATTACGAACATATTCCATTTATCAAAGATATTATTGGTATTAAACCACCTGTAATGACTCCAGAATTGGAAGAAACCCTTTGCAATTTATTCATGGAGATCCAGGGACCATATGCTAAATTTTGTCCAGATGACAGAGTTAATTTTTTGAATTATTACTATACTGTTTATAAATTATGTGAATTATTGGATCAAAAACAATTTTTGCCTTTTTTCCCAATGTTAAAAGATCGCGAAAAAAGAATCGAACAAGATGTGGTATGGAAAGAAATATGCAATGAACTAGATTGGGAATTTGTTCCAACAATTTAATTATATTTTTTTCTTGTATTTTGCAACTTTTCGAGTACCATATTTGTGTTTTTTTCGGGATTTTAATGCATTTTTATACGCTTTGCCTGTTTTCTTGCATCCACTTTGTAAAATATGAAAATCTATTGCTGCTGATTTCCCCCCAGTTATAGAACTTGCCAAGCGTGCATATCCCCAAGAATGTGCACTTTGATTTGGTCGTGAGCCAGAAGAAAAATACGCACCTTGCCCTTTTTTTACAATAGCATTTAAGGCATCAATATTACACCCTGTTTTCGATGATAATTCCCTTGATGGTTTTACATTAGAAATCTTGTACATTTTTTCTGCTTTCAAAATATGGGCTGATTTTTTTGATCTAAATGATTTTACTTTTTTGCGTGTAAAATATTTGCCTTTTTTATATAATTTGCGTGATTTTTTCAGTTGTTTTTCTTGTTGTCCTTTATCTTTTTTGGATAATCGGTCAGGTATATATTTTTTAGGAACATTACGCGTGGGCATCTACTAATATATATATAAACAAAATAATATTTTTTAGACATTTCCCTTCTTACTAGAATTATTTTACACATATTCTTTAGCTAAATCGTTATAATTGGGTTCATTGCTTTCTAGTTCCTTTTCTTTTTTAATCCACGATAATAAATTTACATTGTTTTTATACATTCGTTCCTTATTAACAATAACGTATTTATTACGTTGTTTTGTATCCATAATAATTTCAAATTGTGTAAAAAGATCCTGCTTGGTTTTCACTATTTGCAAGAAATCTTTTTCCATTTTCTTTTTAGAATCGCACCATTCGTCGAATCGTTTAATTGGGTCTTGGTGCAACCAAAGGTCATGGTATCTCCATTGTTCCAAAACGTCAATGCGATATTTAATGTTGTTTTGCAATAAAGAATATTGTTCTCTTAAATTATGAATTTTCTCTTTTTGTTCATCTAATTTATAGTATTTTGAAATAGATAATAGTAAACTTGTATAGGTAGATATAACAATCGATATTACAAAAGCAATTTCATCACTAATAGTAAAAACTACTTTTGTAGCTTGAATAAATCCAGAAAGTGTAGAAAAGAAAATAATGGATGTTTGGAAATAAGATATCCACATAAAAAGTGTATCGTAGTTTAAATCTAATAATCTTTTATTGCGGACACATTCGTCTAAAATTTCTGTGTTATAATGTTCCATTGATTGGTATTCATGTTTAAATATAATAAATTGATTATGCTTTTCATATTCCGGATTTTGATTTTCTGTCTGTTGCTCATTATTTACCAGTTGTATTTGTATTGGTTCTGGTATATTGTCATTTATATTATTTGTTCCGATAATTTCATTATTTTCATTATTACTTATATCATTGGAAGCCATATACATTTATAGCGGAAAAAAAACATCTAATTAAAATTATATGTGTGAAATAAATCAAAAACATCAAAAACAAAATAAAGAAATATTTTTGTCAAATCTACCAATTGAATTATCACGTTATATATATGATTACATTCCTCAATTATATTGTAACCAATGCTATAAAAAACTAATAAATTATAATAAATGTTACATATATTATCATATACAAATCCATAAAAAGCTATTTTGCAGTTATTATTGTGCAATACGATACAAATACAATAAATACATCTATTTTTTGCAATGGAATTTAATAGTTATCGCATTCAGAATTAGTATTATTATTAGCTATTTAATTATTATCCCTTATATTTTACTTAATTTAATGTTTATTTTAATCTTTAGATTTATTAACATGATTGTCCTAGGAACGTTTTGAATTAATATATTTAACACCCCCGCTAAATATATTATTAATTAATTTATAATTATCTCATTCTTGGGAATCCTACCAAGTTAGCACCAATACCGAATCCGGCACCAGAGCGAGCACTTACTGCCATGGAAGGGATATAAGTATCAAGAATACTGAACGTAGCAGCAGCTGTTAACGCAATAAGAGCAATTTCTTCTACATTCAAAGCTTTTTTGGGGATAGCATAAGCTGCTAAAGCAACCATCAAACCTTCGACTAAATATTTGATGGCGCGTTTAAGAAGTTCTCCTAAATCAAACATTTCCATTTATAAATAAAAGGTAGAAAAAAAAATTATAATGAAACAAAACTTAAATAGTTTCTTAATATAATACTATATGAGTTTGTCTAAAGAATCGCAACCCAAGGAAACCAAAAAATACGTGGATTTGTTAGATGAAGACCAGCCAATCTCAGGACAAAAATTTGCATGCATTTCATTTATTTCACCTGAAAATATTGTCAAGCAAAAAGAAATGTTTATGTTTGAACAATTTCTAAAAAATTATGATTTTATTCAATCTATGGAAAAATTTCAAGGTTTCATGCAATTTATTTCTTACAAATATAAATTGTCAAATGATAATTTGATGTCAGACCTTGAAGAATTTGTTAAAGATGAAAAAGGTACATTGATGACAAACACGCTAGAAGACCAATTTAAAAATTTCATTGATAAAAATGAAGAAAAATTAGAAGGTGAATTTTCTCGTTTACATCATTTCCAAACATCTACACGTGGAATCAAAGTACGTGGTGTATTTTCAAGTCAAGAAGAAGCGGAAATGAGATGTAAAATGCTGCGAGAACTTGACCCTAATCATGATGTATACGTGGGACCAATCGGTATGTGGATGCCTTGGGAACCAGAAGCATATAAAACAGGACGAGTCGAATATTTGGAGGAAGAACTTAATAAACTAATGCATGAAAAATTCGATAACGAAAAAGGTGCTAAATTAGAATTTGAAAAACGTGTACGTGAAGCCAAAGAAAAGGCACTCGAGGAAAATAAAGAAAAAGCTGATAAAACAGGTAATGTTCTTACACAAACAATGAATAAAGATGGTAAACTAGTAAATGTTCGCGAAGTAGATTATGATGCAATTCCAGATGAAGCTGTAGTTATGGAACCAACCAAAAATAAATTAGCACCATCAATTGCAAATAACGAAATTCAAAATGTAGTATTTGATGCTCCTAATATTGATACTAAAAAAACCGATTAATAAGATTAATTTTTTACATTTATAATAATTTATAAAAAATTAAATTATTATATAGTTATCTTAATTGATCATGTGAGATTTCTAGTTCTAACATATCTACTTCCCATTTGACTAAATCTATTAGACATTGCGTTTGATTTAGTTCTATAAGTGCTTGAAAAACTGCTTGAACCACTCGATGATGAACCACTCGATGATGAACCACTCGATGATGAACCACTCGATGATGAACCACTCGATGATGAACCACTCGATGATGAACCACTCGATGATGAACCACTCG